GGATGATCAGCTGGGCGTAGGTAGGCGGCGGTGGAATGGTGAGCGACATTCAACTCAGAGTGTCCCTTGGTCAATTTGCAGGTCCATCGACTTCAGCCGCATGCGCGTGTTCGCAATGTGACGCAACTCATAGGCACGCTTGCGGAAGGTGCCGCAGTTCTTCAAGTACGGGCGCTTGCGCGACAGGTCCACCGTGCGGAAATTGCTCCAGGTCTGGTAGTCATCATCGGAGTTGCGCACGTAGAGCAGTGATCCCGGGATCTGGTCACCGATGAAGTCGATCATCTTCAGATACTTCTTGCGCTTGTTGCCGCCGTCGAAGTTGGGCGTCACCAGATCGAAAGTGATCTGATTGCCGTTATCAGTGAAGTAGGCCGAATCGATCGTATAGATGTTGCCGTCGAGCTCCCCTTGCGCCAGATTGGTAATCCCCGACCAGGTCGAGGACACGATCGGATAGTAGTTCTCGTTGGCGCCAGAGTTGTAGGTGAACTGGCACCACATGCGCTCTCGGAAGTCGTAGGCCAATGTGATGTTGTTGTTCTTGAAGGTGAGCACGTAGAACTTGTGCCCGTCGTGCTTGTACCACCAGGCATAGACGGAAGTCGTATCCATCTCGTCCAGGATGCGGTCAATGGCTCGGGTGGAGATCTGTGTGGCCTTGAGGTTATCCAACTGCATCACCATCGAGCCGCCCTTGCTCTGCGCGAGCCAGATCAGCACGCCCTCCACATCGACTACCGAGTCGCCATTCACGCAGCCGAAGTTGACCTTGGCACCCTGTACTGGAGAGAGCGGCGAGCCAGTCGCGTTGGCGGCATCGAAGAACACTTCGGTCGTCCACTGCTTGAAGGCGATGACGTAGACCAGCTGCTTGCCGATCGCTACACCCTGGTCCGGCTCGATCTGCGCGCGGATCACGTTCAACGCATTCCAGGTGGTGAAATCATTGATGTTGGAGCCCCAGATCTGCGCGGTCGGGTCCATCACGTACATGGTGCCGTCCAGATACGCGGAGCCAGGCACGGTGGTAGCCGGGTAGTTCGGGTCAGTCACTTTGATCAGACCCGTGCCGCTGCTGTATCCGTAGGCCGCTGCAGTGTTCTTCAGGAACAGCTTGGGCGTGCCGCCGATCTGCATGTTGAAGGTGTAGCGGTGCGTGGTGTCTACTGTGCCGGTAGAAGTAGTGCCGACGTAGAAGGTATTGGCCACCACGGAGTAGAGCACGCCATTCCACTGCACGATGCCGTTACCCTGGCCTGCCGGCAGATCGGTGTTGACCAGCGTGCCCGCGCGTTTGAACACCCAGTAGTCGCCATCCTCCTCACGATCCACATAACCGTTCACGATCTTGGCATCGGTTGTGGTCGGCGCATCTCGATTGGCCGGCTGCACCAGCAGGGGCCAGCGCAGGGGCTCGGCAACGCTTTTACCTTGTTGTGCCATCAGCGATAGTTCCCATAGCCGTATCCTGTTCTAATGTCTGGTTGGAAAAACGTGCTGCTGTCTTCAGTATCCCAGTCCTCGAGCATAGTGCGATACATGCCGGCCTTTTGGGCGCAGCGCTCTATCACTGACTGCGGCTGCCCGGTCGAGATGTCATCGGCCAGGCCCCAGCGCAGCGCCATGTACCATTCGTCTGGGAAGTTGATCTGGTCAGTGAGCGAGGCCACGAACGTGATGTGGTTCTGGATGATCAGATGCGCGGTGCCCGTTGCCGCAGTGGAGTCGGGCGTAAGCCAGAAGGTCACGTTGGAGTTGATCTGCTGCTTGTCCCAGAAGTAGCTGTTGATCGCGCCCTGTTGCGTGACATTGGCAAGCCGCGTGTACTCGTCTCGAGACAGCGCAATCAGCGGTCGGCGGTTGTTGCTCGAATCCAGGTAGTAGCCGCCGATACAGCGCATGGGCCGGGCCATGACAATCGTGCCGCTCGGCCCCATCGTATAGAGCGCTTGACCGGCGATGAGAGTGATGGAGAGATCCGTGTTGGTCCATAGCTTGAGGCCCTGCGTGACCCACAGTCCGATGAGGTCGTTCAGCCGATTCATGTTCTCGGCCAGTTCTTCGGAATTCGGATCGTCGCCGTCCTGCAGCAAGCCCGCATCGCGCATGGCATAGCGGATGATGCGATCGGCGTAGTTGTAGGATACGTTCTGTGCCATTTTAAGGACTCGACTGAATCGGATATCCCGGCCAGATCCTGCCGCAGATCACACAGCCGGATGCGAGATTGCCGCTGATCGCCGAGATGCTGGTTGGCGTGCAGCCTGGCACGTAGTTCCAGTTCTGATTGTCTGCTCCTGGATCAGGCCGCACCCATGGCGGAGTCTGGATGTCCTGCACACCACGGATGAAATCCTGAGGATGGCGCTCTTCCCAGCAGCGCGGGCACGTGTAGAGATTATCCCAACGGAATTTAAGCATGCTGGCCTTGAACTTGAAGCCGCACACATCGCACAGTGCGTTCCAGTCTCCAAGCGAGAGATAATCAGCCTTGCCCATCAGTTCAAATCCTCGACCACCGCCAGGAAGGCACGCTGGGTTAGTACCATGCCAGCCCCGATCACAATCGAGCACTCGACATCGTAGACCGCACCGACTGCGCCTCCTGTGATCTGCTGCACGATGTTGGTTCCGCTCACGCTAGGCGTCCCGGATAGAATCGCAGACGGGCTCGGATCGAAGCCAGAGTAGAGCGAAGCACTCGTCATGATCGACACGATGGTCTGCCCGGCAGAGAACACGTTGGTCGCATCGAAGTTGTAGTTGCGCGTCTCGCTCAAAGCCTTCGGCTGCCACAGCACACGACCTCCGAATACACCCGGTCCGGTGACGCTCGCCGGCAATCCTGCTGGCGTCTTGGTGATCCACAGCCTTGATACTTCCGCCCTGGCCGGCTCCTGCGCGGGCACCACTAGGTATCGCCAAGGATTGTCGGCCGTGACCGTGACTGCAGCAGGAGGCGGCCCATTCAGCCAGGAGCCCACACCGAGCGGAGCCTGCCCCTGCGCAACAAGATATCGCCAGGGATTGTCCGCAACCACCACGACCGGCGGCTCGGCAGGTTGAAGCAGCCATGAAGCAGTCTGCGCTGGTGCTTGCGGCTGGCCTACGAACGAGCGCCAAGGATTGTCGGTCGCCAGACGCTGCGGCTGCAACAGCCAGGACAGCACATTCTGCGGCTGCTGCGGTGCAACGATTGCCTCTTTCGATGGCTGATCGGTTGCAAGTTCGAGCGGCGGCAGAAGCCATGCTGAGACGCTCTGGGCCGCTTGCGGGGCCGTGACGACGTAGCGCCAAGCCGGTGGCGTGTCCGGTCCATACGACCAGACGTAGGCGCGCGGGGCCTCCTGCGGTTGCTGCGGCCATACGCTTAGCGGTTGAGGCGGCTTCTGCCATGACCAGAGAAGGGAAGCAAGCACATCTCATCAACCCGGAATAATCGATCCGCTCGCGTAATTGTTGGAAATGACGTACTGGCAAAGCTCGGTGGTAATGTCCTCGTAGCGGCTCAATCCGGAAGTCGGTTGCGCCGCCATCATCGTGCTCACGTACTCCGGAGGCATCACGTAGCTCATCTGCGTGATCGGCACGAACTCGCTCTGGGCATTCATGTAGCCCTCGGTGATCGTCATTGTGATCGAGCCATCCGCCGACATGGTGAGCGGCAGGAACCTCCAGATGAGGTTCAGGCTGGTCTGAATCATCGCCATGATGAACATCTCCTTACAGGGGCGCCTCGTACCAGATCAGCGTACCCATGTACGTGCTAGCAGTCGCCGTGGTCGCATAAGGATAAATCGCCACGCCCGGCGGTACGATGACCATGCCGTCGAAGTCGATCAGATAGGTGAACGAGCCGAAGGTCGCCGAGCCCGTGGTCGTCAGGTGGCTCATGCCGGTCGTTCCGAGCACCGTCCCAGCCGCAGCCAGCGTTGCCGCAGTGCCGAAGAGAACCTGCGACTTGGTGCCGGCTCCTATAATCCCGGCCTGCGCGGTAGCGGGCGTGAAGGCGCTGATCGGGGCGGCAGTGGCAA